CCCACGGACCATGACCAAGAGCGAACTCAACGTCGATTCACTGGTGGGAGGAAACGTGGGGGCGATTAAGAAAGCGCTCCAGCGGTTGGAGAAGAGGGGGCTTATTTCAGCTGTTACCGCTCCAGGGGGAAAGAGAGAGAAGAACTACCAAGCAGTTCTCTCTCACACGCGCGGAGAGGTTACGAAACCTGTCCCCCCTAACAACAACCCTTCTCCTGGAACGGATCTAAGGGGGGACAATAGGGGGGACAACCCCTCAAAATCCGATACCTGTCCCCCCTACGCGGTTGAGGGGGACAACACCCCTGGAACGGTGCCTGTCCCCCTTAGCTGTCCCCCTTCAAAACCCAGTGGTGGAGCGGAAAGTGGCTTGCGGGGACAATCTGGGGAATATCCCCCCGCGCGTGAGGCAGAGTCTGAGCGCACCAGGGAGGAACTCGACACGCTGAGCAAAAACGCCTGGAACCAGTGGGACGTGTGAATCCGCTTAACCCGGACCTCCAGTACAGGGGTAAAAACTCAAAAGCAATTCCCTCGGACTACGAGCCGAGGGTTTTGCAGGAAGTCTGTACTAATCCCGATGCTCCAAAAGAGCGCAGGGTTTGGGTAGTCAGGGAAGTCCCTGTGCTAGGCCCTAGTGAGTGGTGGTACGAGTTCTGGCGCGATATACGTCTTCACGATTTGGAACGCGCTGCTACAGTAGACGGGCCAAAAGGCACAACTTAAAAAGGATTAAGTAATGACGTTCCAGGCTCCCGTTTCAATCCCTGACAAGGTTCTTGACGCTTCCGAGAAGATCCAGCTGGCTGACTTGCTTGGTTCGCCTACTTTCCGCCATTGGATCGTTAGCGGGCTGAGCAATGCCGTCCAGTCCGCACACCTCACCGATATGCAGGCTGATGATGACGATCAGTTCCTGCAGTTCCGTATCAACCAGATGGTGAACGCCATCCCCTATGAGGTGCGGCGTGAGTGCTTCAACGAGACAGGGCGCTTGATTCGGGAGCGGAAGAACGCTTACGCCTCTCGCGCTCCACGGGACTAATCAATGCCGGTGGCTGTTCCCTTGGGCAGCCACCCCTTTTTGATCAGCTCGTCCACGACGTCTTGCTGGGCTAAGTACAGGCGCAAGAACTTACAGGCGGTCTCCTGAACGTCTCTCAGGTTGTCCATGCCCTGGATGTCTCGCTTGAACCGCTCGTAGATGAACTCCCGTTTTGTGTCCATCACGCCTCCGGCGAACTATTACATTATGCTTCGCTTCGTCAAGACGGGTCACACTGGTGGTAGGCCGGGTGGACCAGTGGACTCAAAGACCACCATCACCTACTACGAGCTAAAGCGCCCCCAGAACTTCCTTGCCCTGGTGCGCTTCACGGCTTACAGCCCCGATGGAGGGGTGTTCCGGGTCTTTGAAGGGGTATATGAGGACGATCCAGAAGAGTTCTGCCGTTTGGAGGAAGACATCGAGACCGCGCTAAATGGCGGGATCGACGCCAGCATCCAAAGCGAGTACGAGCATGAAATCTTTCCGGTGATTTCCAGCTACCTCAACTAAGGTGCTACACTACTGAGGTAGTTCAGGCGCCACCCATGCCTAAGCTTGTTTCCTACAGCTACAAGCGCGATTCCGATCTCCTAGAGATCCACGCCATTGTCGAAGATGCCGTTCAGGTTGCTCCAGCAACTGCTACGGAGCCGCCACAGTTTGGTTCCGCCCTCTGTAAAGCGGTACTACTCTGGTACGAACCGATCAGCCACGCCAACGCTCCAACAGGTGAAGAGATTGAGCGTATGCTCGCTTGGATCCCGAAGAACGACTGGTACGCAATTCCCCCCATCTTCTCGGACGATGAGTGACGCAATCAATCCAGGCCACTACCAAAGTGGTGATATTGAATGCATCGATGCCATCAAAGCGCAGATGACACAAGATGAATTTCTTGGGTATTTGCGCGGCAACAACATAAAGTACCTGTGGCGCTACCGCCAAAAAGGTGGTGCTGAAGACCTACGTAAAGCTCAGTGGTACTTAAACAGACTTATCACTGAATTTGAACTTGACCCTTTCTACGATCCACTTGCTTAAAACAATGTCAACTCACCCACTTGACTACATCAAAATGAAGACCGCTCCTGCATATATGCAGGCTGAGGTTGCAGAGCACAACCTTAAAAAGGCGGAAGAGTTTGAGCGTTACGGCTCGATCGCAAACTCAGTCGATGCCGCTATGGCTTGGGAGGAAACGGTTTGGAATGCGCGTACAGAGGCAGGCTGGGCCTGCGACGAAGGCGGCTGGTACGCTCCAGATGGAACCCACGAGTCCGACTGGGACGGCGAGTTCCCCGAAGAAAAACACGCCTGAGGTCAATGCCCGACACCGTTAAGCTTGCTTTCTTTGCCGGTTTCTGTGTCGGGCTGATTACTTCGGTTCTCATCTGAACGATCACACCTTCATGTCTGAGTACAAGGTTCTTTTTGGCGTCGAACACCTCGGCGCCTTAGCTTCATCTGCTTCCATTGCGTTTGATACTGAGACGCTCCAGTTGCAACCAGAGGTGGGCAAACTGCGCCTCATCCAACTCGGTTGCAGCAACGCCAAAACAATTGTTGTTATCGATTGCTTTGACCTAGATGAGGACGATTGGGATAAAGTATCGAGCTTTTTTGATGTAAATAGGCGTTGGTTAGCGCACAATGCTGTCTTTGATCTTGGCTGGCTGCAAGAGCATGGAATACGCCCCAGGGGGCAGCTGTTTTGTACGATGTTGGCCAGCAAATTGTTATCTAACGGGCTGCCTAATGTAAAACATGGCCTTGCACATGTGGCCAAAAGGCATCTACGTATTGAAGTAAGTAAGGAGCAGCAAGCATCTAACTGGGGCGCTACAGACCTTAGTGAAGAGCAGCTTGTCTATGCGGCTAAGGATGTCGAGGTGCTGTTAGAGCTGGATGTGGTGTTGCAGCAGATGCTGGCAAAGACCGGATTGGCTGGAGCGGTAAGCCTAGAGTGCAGAGCGCTTCCGGCTATGGCCCAGATGTGGCGCACCGGATTGCCTTGGAACCTTCCTGCCCTTGAACAGTTACGTGATGACTACCAGTTCACGATTGATGCGCTCAGTCGAGAGTTTTTACGGGAATTGGATACAGCGCTCCCTGAGGGCGAAAAACTCCCCAGAGAAGTGCCAAACCCTAAAAGACTTTCGTACCTTCGAGAACGTCTCACCGAAATGGGCCACGACGATGATGTCCGTGAGCGGTGGTATGCGGAAATTGAGGAGATCGAGAGGGCAGAAACGTTCAACCTCCGCCCAAAAGCTTCTGGTTCTATTCGCCTTGGCACCAAGCAAGACGCGGGCTTCAACATAAATAGCCCTAAGCAATTGTTACAAAAGTTTACCGCCCTGTTGGGTGAGCCGCCGGTTGACAGCAAGACCGGCAAACCCAGTGCTTGTAGGGCGGCGCTCCAGGAATACGCTGCCGATCACCATGTCATTCAGACGTACTTGGCTTGGAAAAAGGCGGAGAAGCGCCGCCAAATGGTTGAAGCAATCCTCGAAAAAGCAGACGAAAATGGTTTTGTTCGTGCCAGCTATCTGCAGCTTGGAGCGGAATCGGGTCGGATGTCCTGCATCAAGCCCAACAACCAGCAGATTCCCCGTGATACGGAGTTTCGTCAATGCGTTGAAGCTCCTGCTGGTTATCTACTGGTGGACGCGGATTTTGGTCAGATGGAATTACGACTCGCTGCGGCAGTGGCTCAGGACGAGAGGATGACCAAAGCGTTCCAGGATGGGGAAGACCTCCATACCGTGACCGCTGAAGCTATTGGGTGCTCTAGGCAGATTGCAAAGTCTGCAAACTTTGGCCTTTTATATGGTTCCGGGGCTAAAGGGCTGCGGAATTACGCCGGTGCGTCTGGCATCACCATGACTCTTGAAGAGGCTGCTCAGATTAGGGAGCAGTGGTTGGATACGTACCAAGGGATTCGGGCATGGCAGCGGGAAAATGCGGATAATGCTCGGAAGACTGAGGGGGATCGGTTTGCCGAGATTCGTATCCCTGGCTCGCGGATGCGGCGGTTCCTGCCTGGGGATATGAACCGGCTGACTGTGCGGTGTAACACCCCGATCCAGGGCGCTGGTGCGGCGATTCTCAAGTGTGCGCTGGGTAATCTGTGGCCTGTGATCGAGGCTGCGGGGGAGCTAGAAGTCAGGATCGCAGCTTGCGTGCATGATGAAATTTTGCTGCTGGTTAAGGAGGACAAGGCTCAGCATTGGGCAGCAGAGCTAAAACGGATAATGGAATCCGCTGAGGCTAAGTGGTTGGGTGAAATCCCTCCGCTTGCTGAACCTTCAGTGGGTAAACGGTGGTCTGAAATTCACTGATGGCTAAGAACGAGCATCGCAGCTACACCGGGGCGGATAACGGTAGGGCCAAACTCACTGAGGATTTGGTCCGCGAAATCCGTGAAAGGTATGCCCTAGGTGCAACCGTTACGGCCCTCATTGATACCTACGGTTTATCCCGCGTCGCTGTGGAAAACGTTGTCAAGTATCGCTCCTGGAGGCATGTGGTCTGATGATCAGTGTTTATCGCACCAATGCCGGGTGGGCGTATCACGTTCCAGCAAAAACAGGCTATTACAATAGTCTTGGAGAGGTGATGGATGCTGCCTATGCAGCCGAAAACAGGCAGGCAGATCATCATGCGATACCTCAACTACGAGATCGCCCGTGCCACAACTGCCGATTTGCAGCGGGCGGCTAACTTCCTGGAGCGTGCCAGGGAGGTCAGGCGTGGTTGTAGCCAGCAACGTGCAAAATCGCGGCACGATCAAAAGAGCGGTTGGCGTAAGCATGTAGACGATTCAATTAACT